TTGGTCATTCACGGCCAGTTCTGCGGCATACACGTATGGTGAGAATGGCATGACGATGTTGATGAAGAAGAAGTGGTCGCCAGCCTCGGCCTGTAGCGTGGTGTTCGGCAACATCCAACCGCTTGATTCCATCTCTGCGTTGGACTTGTTGAGCGTGAGCCTCCAGTGCGCACCGCCCGTGGTGTCGTATGCGATGGACACCACCTCAAACATATAGTCCTCGCCTGTCATACCAGTCACATCAGTCCACATGAGTGTCAGGTTGCCGTTGCCAGATGGTGGTATGAGCGGATTCCACACCCTGTCAGCATATTGCGTGGCTGTCTCGGCGGGATGGCTTGCGTCTTGGTAGGACGTGTCCCAAATGTTTTTGACCCATACATCATATGTTGACTTGTATGGTGTGGCCACAGACCTGTATATATCGTCCAACACGATTGACACGTTTAGCGGGTATATGGAGGCATCGTCAGCCAAGTTTTGTATGGATGATGTCACACGTATATGATACACCCCTTCCACAACGGGTGTGAAGCTGACATCATCGGATACCACGAGCGTAGATTCAGTCGTGTACACCACCGTATCCATGACTGTTGCTCCCTGCATCAGGTAAATGGACGTGTCCCATGTGAAATTCGGAAGTACACCCTCGGTCGATATGGTCTGCGTGAACGTGAACGATATTTTGTCGAACGGTGCGGCCACGATAATGTCCGAGGCCGTGCTGCCGTCTATAACCAATACCGTCTGTCCTATCGTGTCACCAGTCACGGTGAGTGCGTCCGTTGCGGGTTCTGATCCCGGACTTTCCACGTCGCTCGTCACCACCTCAACCGCCACGGCCACGTCAAGCCCGTCGGGATCGCCCTGAATGGTAGGGTATATGTCGTCATTGTTCTCTATCGAGCCCTTGCGGACTCCCCATTTGTCCAACTTGTCAGCCGAAGCCTCAACATAGTCGATTGGGTTGAACGTCAGCCCGTTTGACGAGTCGGAATATCCTTTCGCATAAGATGCGGTGGAGTTGTCCGCATGATGCGGGTCTGCGATGTACAGCGAGTGGTCGTTCCATCCCTGCACGTAATCCCTGTAGGATGACGGCATGATGTTCGTGTACGGTATGAGTTGCGTATAGGCGTTGTTGTCGGGGTCTTCGGGATAGTCAGCCGTGGATGTGTTGAAGTACCGATATGGCAGGTTACGTTCAGCCCCCATGCCAGACAGTCTGGTATAGATGGCAGACAATGGATTCACACGCTCTATCGAAACCAAGCCATTATCTTTACCGTATTCGAACTCGTGTGTTATGGTTGTAGGATTTGCGCCGACGGTAATTGTCATCACATTGTCAACGCTGGTAATCTTCCATCTCAATCCATACAATTCGTACAGTTGTGACAGTGTTGACCATAGCGTTGCCCGTGAGAAGCTGACAAGTATGGATGCCGTGCCGTCATATATGTCGGCATCGACGTTCGACGCCCATGATGCGTCCATGGTTATCGCCCATGTAGCACCGAAGTTGTACGCAAGGTTTATCGCATATCTGGCAACAAACTCCACTGCCGTCAGATTCAATTCAAAGTCGTATGATATGGGCTGATTTGTTCCCGATGCGTCCACGAAATTCGCAAACTCATACCTCTTCAGGTCTGCACGCTGGGACTCAAAAACAAGTGAATACTTATATTGCAGAAGCTCGGTGTCCTTTATTGCGGAAGGTTGAAGTGTCTTGTTGTAGAACTTCTCTCCACGAAAATCCATATACCACGAGGTAGAAAATGATGGGTCGGTGGATGCGGGCAAAAGAAGGTCGCAGGTAATCGTTGCCTCGCCCATGTCCTCTTCCGAATACGAAAACGCCTCCACCTCATAAAATGATGGGTCGTTGTAATATATTTTTCTATCCATTGTGTATAATCTATAATGTATAATCTATAATAATCCACCAAAACCCGCCTATAATCTATTAAAACCCGCCTATAATCTACAAAAATCCACCAAATCTATCTATAATCCACGAAAATCAAGTCTCATTATATGCCACCATTGTCGAAGGGTCTGCTACCTGCAATATCAGGTCAAAACTGTATGCGCTTTTTTCCTGCTGCACGAGTAGCGGATAGTTGCCTGTTGAGGGTGATGTCTTTGCATAACCCGATACCTGCACACCCTTCCAGTCGTTGTATATCGTGACAAGTTTTGCCATGCGTAAATCAACTCCCGATGATATATCAAAAAGGCTGTCGTAAAAGGCGTTGACGGAAGCGTTGATGGTGCTGCAATCGCCAAACTTGCATAGGGTAACCTTGTAATCGAACGTAGCCTTGGTGGTGTACGGGTATATCTCCACCGCCGCAGATTCGGGATACACCTGCACTTCGTAATCTTTCACTGGTGCGATGATAGTATCATCCGAGTCTATCAGGTACAACCCCAGCGACACCTCTGCGTCATAAATGGATGCGTCACCGACCTTGATATGTATTTTGCAATTTCGTGCCATATTGATACAAATTTAACGAAAATTTAATTAATTGACAAGTTGGACACGCAGGGATTTCGCACCAGTGCCAGACAATACGGATTTCATATCTTTTACTGACTCGTTGGTGTTTATAACCAGTTGGTCGGTATTTGCCTTTATCGCATTCAATGCCGTTAATGCCTGTCCTTGTATTGCATATAAATCCACCAATGTTCCACTCATCCCCTCCTGTAATTTCGTCTGCCTGACCCATTGCATAAGTCCCGAGTTGAGATAAGAACCGAAAACTTTTGCATCATTTTCAGACATATTGGCGACGGATTTTGACATGCCGGTGAGGTCTGAACCCTCCGTAAAAGGTGTGCCTGTCTGTGATGTCCACTTAGCTGATGCTGAAGACCAGTACTCGTTCCATGCCGCCTGCATAGTTGGCATATTGCTAAATAGTAAATCCAATGCCTTATTGGTGGCCTCGGTTAAGTCTGTTCCATTGGTCACGGCATCGGTAACAATCTTAGAAGCGTCGGCAACCGTTGGTGCAATATACGCCATGTATCCTATTTCCTTAATCCACTCCCGAACGGCACTCTTAACGTCGCCTGTAAACTCGGACAGTGCGTTAGAGCCAGTCTCAAAAGCGTTGATGAAGGAATCAGCCAATGACCCACCAATGTCACCAAAAATGTCTGTTATGTGGTCTATTATCTGTTGCTGAGCCTCATCATACGCATCGAGGTTGTTAAGCAGGTTTTCGAGCAGTGATTTTTGAGCAGCACTGAGCGTGTCCCCATATTCTTCAAGAAACGCATTCAGCGCATCCTTATTAACCGTACCGTCCTCGTTAAATATCTGTGGTGCTAAATCTTTAAGAGATACATATTTATCCTTTTTCCCAAATATTTTTGCAAGCCATCCTGCCTTATTGGACATTATTGCCATGGATTGAAGTTCGGTATATCCCTTTTTTATTGACTTAGTATATGTCTTGAATGCCTCGCTCGCATCTTGCGAGTTCTTTATCGCTGATGCGACATATCCACCCTTGAACATTCCAAAATATATGCCGTCATACCAATCACCTTTTTTATTACCATATAACGCAGCGGCATTGTTGGATAAGTCCGTCATGGATTTTTTATAGTTGGACGATGCCTGAGTCATTGCCTCAAGCCCTGCGACAACCGTTCCCCATTCATTTGTTCCGAAAATGGTTTTATATTGGTCTCCAGAGGCAATATTATCGAGATTTATTTTTTCCAAAGCCTGACGATAAGCTATTGCAGCCTGCTCCATCTCGTGCAAATACTTCACAGAATCTATATAACTGTCAACCATAAGCGAAATAATGCTTGTCGCACCAGCAACGGCAGCACCGATTTCTCCCCCACTTGCAAAACCCTTCATGGTAGCGGATAAGACCTTCATAACGCCACCGATTGCGTCCATGCTTTCTGCGAGCTTTACATCATCCAGCGTCTCTGCCAAATCTTTGAATTTTTCAGCCAATCCAGCGATTTCGTCCGCACCTGATGAGGCGGTATTTAATAATTTCTGAAGTTCCTCCTGTGTGACATTTTTTGTTTTTGATGCAAATATCTTTTTAATCGAAACAGACATATCATCAAGCGTTATACCTGCCTTTTTCAGACGCTCAATATCATCGTCCGTGAATAAGGTAGATATGTCGCTTTTGCCTAATTCGATTAACTGTTTGCGGGTATTTTCAAGCTGTATGAGTGATTTGTCGCCCAAGTTTGAGGTCATGTCGTCAAGACCTTCCGAGAACATTTTTTCCTTGACAAACCTTTGTGCCAAGTCGTCAACCTTTTCCTGATTTGTTTTTTTTGTATTGGCTTTCTCGGTTTCAAAAATTCTCTTTATTTGAGCCATTTGTATATCATACCATTCCTCACCCCTTGCTTTTTTATATAACAATGCCTCATCCTCCATCTTTTTACGGCGCACGTCAATGTCCTTATATGCCTTGATTGTATCCCGTGCGATAGTAGATATATCCAACTGATAACCAGTGCCTATCAGCATGAAATCCTCAGCACCAAGTTCGCCAATCCTTCCCTCAAATTCAGCAATCTTCTTTTCCAATTCCATTGCCGACACCTGCGTATTATTCATATAATCAGACAACGCATTCAGTGCTGATTCGGCTGACTTGAACTCCTTGCTGTTTGGATCGAGTGTGCCTATCTGGTCACGCAACTCCTTCATGCTCATTGTTGGCGAGTAGGACAACTTGGGCAGTTTTGCGAACATGTCAGCCACCTGCTGCCTGAGTTCGTCCTCCACGTTCTTACCGTCCATATTCAACCCAGTGATGGATAACACCAATTCAGCGGATTTCTTTTCGTCACCCGTCAATTCCAGCATCTTCTCATAGACCTTATTGTATCGTTCAATAAGGTCGATCTTGTTGCCGTATTTGTCGAGAATGTCTTTTAGCAGGTCGGATTCAGCCTTCAGATCTTCTTTTAATTCCGCCTTGTCTTTTAATTCATACTTATTGACCTTGGCGATTTGCCGTATTTTGGCGAGGTGTTCCGTCGTTATCCTTTTTGCAATATCATCTGCCTTATTTCCTTGTGAAACGTAGAATTTCTGTTCTTCAAGCAGATCCTTATAAAGACTCTTCATTCTTTTAGCATAAGGGTATTCATCCTCATCCTCTTTCGGGGCTAATTCGCCACCGCCACCCTTTATTATTTGATTAACCCTATCCCTCCAATCTTCGCCTATTCCAGAAATCATAGACCACTCCTTCTGAGTGGACTTAGCTTTATCAGCTTGACCGAAAGTTAGATAGACCTGCTCCAATTCCATCAGCTTTCGTTTCTTTAATTCTATAAGGTCTGCTGTGCGCCTTATACTCATACCCTCCTTGTCGTCCGCATATGGCATACGTAAAATCTGCAACTCCAGTTGTGCATAATTTTTCTTGATACTTTCCAGATGTTCCGAATAAGACGCAAAACCCTGCGATGTACGGTCAGCACCACCAGTGGAATACATGATATTTACCTTATCAGACAATGAGGATATTTTTGCGCTTAATTCCGTTTCCGACTTAGCCACATCCATTATATATGCCAATTGTTTTTTATAACGTTGACCCGTGATTATGGACGATGTTATATCTTCTTTTGATTCCCTGCTTTTTATGTATGTGGACAAATTTGGATAAATCATATCACCCATTAATTTAGCTATATCCCGCCTTGTCTTGTATTGTTCGGGGCTGTTCTTTAATGTTTCCGTAATGTTTTTAAATATATTTGCAGCCTCTTTTTCTGAAAAACTAGTATAAAGACCTTTCTTTGTCATTGACTTGATAGTCTTGTCGTAGTCTTTTGATAATTGGTTTGATTGCGTCGTGACTATTGATGTCAGGCCAGTTGAGTATGCTTCCGCCTTTGCTTTTTCAATAAGGGCGTCGGTGACACCCTTTACGGATTCAGCCACCTTATCGTATGAATCAGACGCAGACGCCTGATTAACAATAAAATCCCCATATCTACTGTTTATTTCATTAACAATGTCGGCATATTCCTTCGACCCTTGATTAGCCCCCTTGAGTTTTTCCATTAATACCCCGAAAGATTGTACGGATGTGTCCGCTGTTGCCCTTATGCGCGAGATGGATGCGTTCATCTCGTTCATGGATATGGTGGCCTTATTTTGAAATGTCACCAATGAATATATGGCTGCCCCAACAGTGGTTAATATGGTAGCCCAAAATAAGACTGGGTGCGCATACATGGCTGCCTTTAAAAGATAAAAACTCCTCGTGAACACATTATTAGCTGCCGCGGCAGCACGGGTGGCAACTGCGGCAGTTCCAGTACTTATTGCTAATCGCATGTTGGCTGCTGTGCTTGCGTTTACGGCGGCGACCTGAAACACCTCTGCCTTTTCGAGGAGCAGTGTAGATTTTGCCATGAACGCCGTTCTCGTACCAGATATAACCATCACTGCATTATAGGCTATAATGGCGGCAACCAATGGGGAGAGTATTGCCGTGGCTGTACGCCAATTTGATGCCAGACTCCTGATAAGTTTTGCAGATTCCATGAGTGCGCCACGATTTGCCCGCCCCATCTCGTCCTCCATAATTTGGATGGCGTCCTTAACGTTTTCCCACATGCCCCATACCGTCTTGGCTTGTATTTCCTGCATGTTAAAAAATGAACCGCCCTCTTTTGTCATGTCTTGGAAGATTTCCTTGACCATTTCAAAAGGAACAGCCCTTTTCATAATCAGAGTAAACACATCACCTGTGGTTGTGGCTTCGTTGTTTAATTTTTCAAATTTCTTTGCAAGTAGTTCTACAAGGGGAATTCCCGCCTCCGTAAATTGCCGTAATTCCTGACCTCTTAACACCGAGGCAGCTTTTACTTGACCATAAGCTAATATTAGCCTATCCATTCCGACACCCAAACCAGCCGAAATATCTGCAAGCATGTCCATTGTGGAATACAATTCTTCTGTCGGAACCTTAAATGCGGCGAGTTGTTTGACAAACGTGGACATGTCCTTCACCGTGAATGGTGAAAGAAGAGCCTTGGTTTTTATTTCGTCGAATAACCTATTTGCACGCTCGGCGTCTTGTATGATTGCGCCCAATGCTACACGCTGGAGTTCGTACTGACCCGTAATATCCTTGATGCCCCTCACAAATGACATTGCCCCCAATATTGACACATAGGAGTTTATCATCTGCGGAAGGCCATTAAGTACTCCACGCTGTGCCTGATAAGCCCGATTCTGCGTATGTGTTGCTGCTATACCACGTGTTTTGGCTGCGTTAAGCTGTATTTCTGCTTTTTCGTTGCGAAGAAGTTGCCCGCGTGTTTTTTCAAGAATAAGGTTTCCCTCATATAGCGACTTGTTCCTTATGTTTGCAGCTTGCGCTTCCCCTGTCAGTTGTGCTTTCAGCATGGCTGCCTGTGTAGATGGCTTTCCGCCAACCACCCCTAAGTTCTGCATCTGATTCAGCGTTGCCTTCAGGCTGTCCAATTGAGCCTTGTCGAAATCGAATTTGACATGTAACGGATGTTGGGTTATATAATCCTGCATTGTCCTCTCCCATTTCGTCCAATCCCGTTCAAACTTAGGTATGTCCAACACCATCTCGAACTGCATATTTTCGTTTCCGTCTGCCATAGCTTTATTTTTTTAGGGCTGTTATTAGCTTTACTTTTTAGTAGCCTTGTTAGCCATTATTTTTTCCCTTATCCTGTCGGCCTTCTGTTCGTCCGTTTCTTCCACCATAGTGCCTATTCCGAAAGAGGCCATG